ATACAGAGCAAGGGTGATGACCTTAAAATGTTGCAAGGCCATGATAGACTTGCATATTTAATTGACATTGCAAAAGACGTAGAACAATTACCACAAGAAGTAAAGATAGATCAAAATAGAATACGAGGTTGTGCTAGTAATCTATGGTTGATTGGCGGAGCAAAAGAAGATAATACAATGATATATAAAATAGACGCTGACTCATTTATAACAAAAGGCACAGCGAAGTTAGTAACAGACCTAGTCAATGGTTGTCCTAGAGATGAAGTGGCTGCTCTTACTATAGAGGATTTCTTACCTCTAGGTGTTAGAGAACTACTTACAATGCAAAGACAGAATGGATTAGGGTCATTAATACAGAGGATAGTAGATATAGCAAATACTAAATAGCAATATGAATAATGTAAGAGATTTTATACAATTAAATATGAACTTTTTGAATGATATTCAAAGTTACCATTGGCAAACAGAGTCATTTTCTGAGCATGAAAGCACAGGTGAATATTATGAAAAGTTTAGTAAATTAAATGACGAGTTTGTAGAAACATGGCAAGGTAAAATAGGCACAAGAATTAACTTTAGTGCTGAATTAAGACCTGGCATAATGAATTATGCTGATAATAGTCAAGTTAAAGGCGAAGTACAGAAACAAGTAGAACGAATAACTAAAATTACACAAAACAGCAAAGTACAAGGTCAAATGGATTTAGAAAGCATATTAGAAGATATGCTTATGGTAACTAATCAATTAATGTTTCATCTATCACTTAAATAAATGCCCATATACACATTTACAAATACAAAAACTGGTAAAGAGTTTACCGAGATGATGTCTATTGCCGAGATGGAAAAGTATCTTAAAAAGAACAAACACATCAAACAAAATATATCAGGCATAAGAATTGTTGCAGGTGTAAGTGGTGCTAGTTATAGACAAGATAGTGGTTGGAAAGAAACATTATCAAAGGTAGCAGAAGCACACCCAATGAGTGCTTTAGCAAGTGAAATGGGAACAAAGTCAACAAAACAAATCAAAACAGAGCAAGTACTTAAAAAACACAAGGCTAGACAAAGTGCAAAAAATAAATAATATAGGGGTGCAGAGCGAGCAACTGAACAACAACGGTCGTATACCAGAGTCTAATAAGTCAATCCGCTCATTGCACCTACCTAAACAAGGAGAAAACTAATGGCAGACATACCTGATTTTATGAGGGAGTTTGATACCGATGTAGATTATGGTTTTACTCCTGTATCAAAAAAACCTGCTGACGACACGCCAGCAATAGACACGAAGGTTATTGAAGACTCTAATTTAGAGATTGCAAAAGTTAAATCAGATGTAGGCGATATCAAGTCTATGATGAATGAGATAATGCAAATTGTAGCAGAGAAAGACTCTGTTAACAAAGAGATACAGGACGCTGACGTATCGGCGAGATTTAAAGAGATTGAAAAGACTATACTACCGTTTTTGTATAATCTTTCAAAAACCAATGAACCTTACATACATTGGCCTAATAGGGGACCAATTATCAAGGCTCAAATGGATAAAATATTAAAACTTACAAGGGGATAATATGCTAGAAATAAAAGCTCATCACAAAGAACTAAAACGAGCAGTGAACGAAATTGAAGACAAAAGAAAACAAGACAGGTCAAATAAATCATGGTACGATATAAGAACCTTAAAGAAAATAAAACTTATAGCAAAGGATAAATTAAATGCAACTAAGCAAAAACTTTTCGCTTAAAGAACTAACTGCTTCTCAAACAGCAGATAGACATGGTATTAGTAATAATCCAAGCGAAGATCATATGGATAATTTAAAGAAACTATGTGACAATGTTCTACAAAAAGTTAGAGATCACTATGGCAAGGTAGTATCAGTATCTAGTGGATACAGATCACCAGAGTTATGTGTGAAAATAGGATCATCAATGAAATCACAGCACGCTAAAGGCCAAGCTGCGGACTTTGAAATCTTTGGCATTGCAAATGCTGATCTAGCAAAATATATCATTGACAATTTAGATTTTGACCAACTGATATTAGAGTTTCACAAACCAGAAGAACCTAATAGCGGATGGATTCATTGTTCGTATAAGAACAAAGAAGAAAACAGAAAACAAGTATTAAGAGCATACAGAAATGATGATGGTAAGACGGTATATGAACCGTATGACCCTAGTTGAGCTGTTGAACGTCTTAATAATGACAAGATAGAAGAACAAAACAAGATAATAGACGCCTATATGCAGAAAGGTATATAGCTTGACAATCTTGTAATAATCTGATATAATGATTATATAAATTATACGGAAAGGTATATTATGTTTAAACATGTTAAATTGAATGAAGAAGTATTGCCTAAAAGTTTAGGTGTAAAAGGCAAGAATCAAAACGGTGTAAGATATTATACTATTGATGGTGTTAATATGCCTTCCGTTACATCAATACTAGGACAAATTCCCGAAAAACAAGCAGGTCTACAGGCATGGCGAAATGCAGTTGGCGATAAAATGGCTAACTATATTTCTACAACTGCTGTCAATAGAGGTAAAACAACTCATACCTTAATTGAGAACCATTTAAAGAACGAAGACGAGAAGTCAGTAGGTATAACTGCTGTTACACCATTAGGACTTTTTAGAATAATCAAACCATATCTTGCTAGACTAGACAACATACATTGCCTAGAAGAATACCTATACTCAAAAGAAATAGGTGTTGCAGGTCAAGTAGATTGTATCGCTGAATATAGAGGTAAACTATCAGTAATTGATTTTAAGACCTCTACGAAACAAAGGGATGCTAATTATAATTATGCTAACTTTTTACAATGCTCAGCATATGCAAAAATGTATGAAGAGCTATACCCTAATTACAAGATAGAACAAACTGTTATATTAGCCACATGTGAAGACGGTTTTGTACAAGAATGGATACACACCGAAGACAAAATTAAAGAACACCAAGAGAAGTTTTATAAGCACACCCAGGAGTTTTTTGAAAGAAACAATATAAATAGTTAAGTCAACAAAAGGCTTAACTAATGAAAAAACTATTAACACTTATAACACTATTATTTGCTACAAGTACATTTGCTGAAGATACGAATGATTGGGAAAAAAGTAAATACGATTTTAGATGGATGCACGTACCTGTAGTTTGTGGTACATCACCAGAGGTAATGAGATATCTTGCCGATAACGATTTCAAATTAGAAAGTATATCTCTAGGTAGAGAAGGTGCTAAAGACACAGGTGAACCATCTTATTTTGTTGCTTATTACATCAATGAAAAGGGCGATCAATCAGTAGCTGCTATTACTTCACCTTCGGGACACGAAACTTGTATGATGTATAGAAGTTTCAATTTAGAAAAACCTGGTGACGCAGTATAGAGCTTGACAAATTAGATATATCTGATATAATATATTAATAAAGTGAGGATAAATTATGAGCATAATGAATGATAATCAAATAGATAGAGATTCACACGACCAAGATATGACTTATGAGAATGAGCAATCAATGGTAACAATACCATTACGTGAATACGATAAACTAAAAGAACAAGGTCAATACATAACTGACCCAAGTTTAATTTCAATAATAGATAAGATAGAAGAACTAACAAGAGCATTAAGAAAACACATAGTTAGAAAACTATAATGTTAATGAATAGTAAAAAGTTTGCTCAGATAATAGAAGCACTAGTAAAAGAGAAAAGGATGTCCTATTTGGATGCCGTACTAAAATATTGTGAAGAAAATGATATTGACACAGCGTCTGTAGGTCCTTTAATCAATAAACCATTAAAAGAAAAGATAAAAGAAGAGGCAGAAAAACTGAACTTGGTTGAACGATCAAGCACAGCAGTTTTACCTATATGAACAGTTATGAAGCTTATACATTATATTTGGCTATTAAACTACACTTCACTTCCGATACTTATGATTTTTACAGGCACAATGCCAAAGTTAATTCAACATTTAACACATTTTTAAAACGTAATGATAGATTTTTCTTTCATAAACTTACAACTAAATATACGAGAGAAGAAATGCTAGAATACTTTGTATCTAATTTCTTCTATAATTCAAAAACATGGATAGGTAATCTAGTTAGAGCAGATGGAGAAACAATTTATAACAAGTGGAAAAAATATAATCAATCATTTACGTACAATTTTAGAGCTGATTGTGTATTGCTTTCTAATGTTATCAATGATAATTCTATTCGGTTTGATGATGTGTTTCGTGTACATAGTGGGCAACATCCACGATTGCTACGATTACTTTTATCTGAAAAAATATCAGTACAGACAATCATCATCTTGGATAAAGTTTTATCTTTTATTAAAAGATGGGACAAAGAGATTGCTGAAAACGTTATCTGGCCTGAAAAATCATTTAAAATAAAGAAATTATCACCTTTTATCAAGTTTAATCTTACTAAATGTAAGTTTATAATGAAAGAGGTATTTGTGTGAGTAAATTAACAGAAAAACAAGTTAGAAAAGAGTATAAAGAACATAGAAAAGACAAGACCTTTGCAGAATGTTGGCCTGATACAAATCGTGCCTTCTATGAATGGTGCTCAGGTTATTTAGATTATAAACATATAAAAGACAAGCGAGATGACGATTGAACCTATAAAAGAAAAACTAGATGATAAGATTGCAAAACTAAACTCAAGCAGAGTTTATAAGAAGGTGACACCTAGAGGTGACCTATCATGGTACATCAAATGGGCAAGTAGTGTTACATTAATTATTGCTATGTTGTTTACAGCAGTAGAATTGTTTCCTATAAACATGTTTATTGCTAACATAGGTTTTGTAGGTTGGTTAATTGTAGGTATGCTATGGCATGACAGGTCCTTAATAGTGTTAAATGCTATATCACTTGCAATATATTCTATGGGTATATTAAATTATTATTATGGCTAAATATTTTGATGAAGAATGGCCTAAAGAGGAAGAAATATTAAGAATAGGGTTAGAACAATCCAGAAGAAACAAAGCAGATAGATTTCCTACTGCTGATGAAAGATGGCCAAGAGCAGGTAAGATTATGAAACAAAGAGCATTTATCATAGGTAATGGTGAGTCACGTAAAGACTTTGACTTGACAACTATTAAAAAGTATGGTAAGATATATGCTTGTAACGCTTACTATAGAGATAATCCTTTACCAGATGTATTGATTGCTGTTGACAGCACAATGACACACGAAATATATCACAAGGGTATTGCTCATAAGATACCTTGCTACTTTAGAGAGTGGACTAAATGTCCTAACTTTATGTTTCAGACTATGAAGGCTGGGTTTCTATCTACACAAGGTAAAGACAAAGAAGATTTATTTGTAACCAATGGCGATAGTGCATTACCTATTGGTGACTACTTTGTTATGAATGCTCATACAATAAAAGGCGAGGCAACGATAAGAAAAGAAGATGGCACAAAGTATAAGAAAGATGTTGATAACACCCATATCTATTGCTCATGGATAACAGACGGCGACAAAACACAAGAATGGGAAGACCCAGGCTATCATGCTGGTGCAACAGCAGGTCATATTGCTTGTAAGTATGATACAATAGACGAAGTGTATATGATAGGTATGGATTTGAGATCAGATACAAAGATGTACAATAACATGTACAAAGGAACTAAAAACTACTCATCAGCACACTATGAACCTAGCCCTACAGGCATATGGGAAGCAGAGTGGTTACGAGTGTTGAAAGACAACCCTAAAGTGTCATTTTACAAGGTAAATAAGGCAGATGATGACAATACAACTAATCAAAAACTACTGGGAAATGAGAAGAATTTAACATATATTACTCAAGCACAGCTGCTTGACAATATGAGTAAATGGTGATATTATATTATAATGGTTGAGTATGTTGCCAGTATAAATAATAGTAATACTTACATTAATACAAATACGTACAACAATATATACAAGGAGAAAATACAATGTCAAGTGCATTAGAAGCCCTAAAAAAGTCAAAGTCAAATTTTGACATACTAACGAAGAAGTTAGAAAACACAATAGAACAACCCGAAAAGAAAAACAAGTACCAAGACGACAGGTTATGGAAACCTGAACTAGATAAGTCTGGCAATGGTTACGCAGTATTAAGATTCTTACCTGCTATAGAAGGCGAAGATATGCCTTGGCAAAGAGTCTGGAATCATGCGTTTCAAGGACCAGGTGGTCAATGGTATATTGAGAACTCTTTAACTACACTAAACAAAAAGGATCCTGTTAGTGAAGAAAACACAAGGTTGTGGAATACAGGCATAGAAGCCGATAAAGAAATTGCTAGAAAGAGAAAAAGAAAGTTATCTTACTATTCTAATATCTTTGTAGTATCTGATCCTAAACATCCAGAGAATGAAGGCAAAGTGTTCTTGTTTAAATTCGGTAAGAAAATCTTTGATAAGATTACTGAAGCAATGAACCCAGCATTTGAAGATGAAAAGGCTGTTAACCCATTTGATTTTTGGGAAGGTGCAAACTTTAAACTAAAAATCAGAAAGGTAGATGGCTACTGGAATTATGATAAATCAGAATTTGAGCCAGTCAGTAAATTAAAGGATACTGATGATGAGATTAACAAGATATGGCAATCTCAATACGCTCT